TAAAAAAGCAGTATTTAAGATACCAAATGAAAAACAAGTTAAAGAATATTGTAAAGAGCGTGGGAATTCTATTAATGCGAGTCATTTCATTTCATTCTACGAATCCAAGGGTTGGATGATTGGGAAGAACAAGATGAAAGATTGGCAGGCAGCAGTTCGGTCTTGGGAGCAGCAGGAGATAGCTGAAAGGAAAAAGGCTGATGATAGGAAGCCTAAGACGAGAGCATTCATTCAGGAATCAGACAGGAACAGACCCCGTGATTTCTAAGTTCAAGTTCCGACCCCACAGCGGTAAGCAGACTGATTTTTTAAAGTCCACTGCTAACTGGATATTTTATGGCGGTGCGAGGGGTGGTGGGAAATCTTTGATGCTGGCATGGAAGGCAGCCCTGATACCGAGGGCATACCACTATGAGCGTATGAGGCGCAAAATTGAGCCTGAAGAAGCGAAAAGGCTGAAAGCCAAGGGTAGGGCTGTTAAAATCGTTGTTGATGCTGTGTCTATTGATTTTCCTGATTATATCGGCATTTTGATGCGTAGGACGTTTCCCCAGCTCGAAAGGAACCTGAAGCCTGAATGCGATAAGCTGTATAAGCTCTATAACGCCAACTGGCAGGAAAGGAACAAATGCTATGTATTCCCTTCTGGAGCCAAGGTTTACTTGGTACATTGTCAGGACAGGCGTGCTTTGGACAACTACATCGGTGGTAACTACAATTTCATTGGCGTGGATGAAGCGAACCAGTTCCCTGAAGACTGGATTGAAGAGCTTTCCACATCTGCACGGACGGATAACGAACTTCTCCAGCCGCAGGTATGTCTCACATCGAATCCCGGCAATATCGGTCATATATGGCTCAAGCGGAAGTTCATTGACCGCTGCCCGCCAGTCGTTACTGGCAAGCCCAGATACAACGAAGAATTCGATGTCTATCACCAGAACCATAAAGCTGGTGAACCCTTTGTAGACGAAGAAGGAATCAGCTACCATTTTATCCCTGCTACCGTCTTTGATAACCCCACTCTCTTAAAAAATGACCCAAATTATGTAAGAAAACTTAAAAATTTAAACCCAGTGCTTAAGGCTATGTGGCTGGAAGGGAGATGGGATGTTTTTGCTGGAACCTATTTCGATAACTGGAACCCCATGCACCATGTGATTCCCCAGTCGCATTTCCAGTATGGCGTGCATTTCAAGAAGAATACCCACACCCTTTACAGATTCTACGACTATGGCACAAAAGCACCGTTTGTGTGTCTGTTTGCTGCTGTAGACCGTGACCAGAATATGGTTGTATTCGATGAAATAACCGAGACTGGGCTGTCTGCATCCAAGCAGGTTAAGATGGTCAACGAGTACACATGGGAAACTTATAAGCTCAAGCCAAATGATTTTGACGACGATATAGCCGACCCTGCCTACTGGACGAAACATTCGGAAAAGGAAGGTGCGCTATACTCGCCAGCAGACTTTTATAGTGATGATGGTATATTTTTGTCGAAGGGAAACAATGACCGCAAGGCAGGAGCCAAGATTGTCTATGAAGGGCTGGAAGTGCCTGACGAGGGCGAGCCAAGGATACGGTTCACAGAAAATTGTTTACAATGTATTGAAACATTTCCTAATTTACCATCGGCAGAAAACGACCCCGAAGATATTGATACCAAAGCCGATGACCATCACTACGATGCACTCCGGTACGGTTCATTAAAGGTTCTGCCAAGCCTTGCTATCTATGAAAAACGAAAAAAAGGGTGGCGGTATCGGATTGGTGAAGATAAGTCCGGTGGCAGCACAAGTTGGAAAACAGCATAATGGCTAAAGATTCATACAGCAACGATTCACCTTCCGGGTCACAATATGCGGCAGGAGTCCTGTCCAAACAGGCTGATAAGGTCTTAAAATGCTGGAAATACAGCCGGGACTCATTCGAGAATGCGAGGGAAGAATCCGAGAAAGCGGTGCGGTATATGAATGGCGATACATTTACGTCTGACGAAAGAACCAATGCTACCAAGTATAAGAAGCCGCTGCTTAAGTATAATATTATCACACCCATAATCAGCACCCTTGTGGGGAATGAACAACTCAACCGCAAGACAGCAAAATTTAAGCCCACTACCATCGAGTCTGTCGGTGTGAGCGATATCCTGCAGGGCAGATGGAACGCCATCAACGACGAGCAGGACTTGGAAGATAAGCTGCAAACCGCATTTATTGACGCTCTTTCAACGAAACTTGGCGGCTGGATTCAGCGGAGCTGGGAAGTGAACGAAGAAGGGTATCTGGATTTTAAGTACGATGTATTGAATAATTTCCGTGTGTATGTAGACCCGGAGACACGGGCAAACGACTATGACTTGAAACACTGCCGTTGGCTGGTCAAGGAAGGCTGGGAGCCGCTGGATGTTATATCAGAAAAATACAGCATTGACCCCTACGATGTGAAAGTGGAACGGTCAAAGGCGTGGTATCAGACACTCTCTGAAACAATCCGTCGCATGACCGATAAGACCTACTCATCCAATCTGGAGAACTATGACAAGATAAATGACCGCTATCGGGTGCTTGAGATGCAGGAACGGGTTACCACCAAAATGGTGAATGTATTCGATGGCAATGATTACATGATTCTGCCGAAAAACGAGTACCGTAAGCTGAGAAAAGAGAATCCCAGCCTGATGATGGTCAATGAGTTCAATAAAGACCAGATTCATGTGACAACAATTATACCCTATTTCAAGAACCTTATCGTCAAGGGCGACGATATGGAACAACCCACATCAAATTTTGACTGCTTTCCGGTCTGGAGCTACAACTACAACGTCCAGATAAACGAACAAACATCGCTTGTTGACCACCTGCTTGACATTCAGGACGATGTCAATAAGGCTAAATCTCAGGTCAGGGACTATGTGACCCAGATACTCTCAGGCGGTGTATTTATTGATAAGCGTGAGAAAGAAACAATAAAAGCTCTCAAGGAGAAAGGCAATCAGCCTAACATGGTTTATGAACTGAACAACCCTTCCATAGTACCCCAGAGACTTTCTCCTTCATCACTGCCGCCAGATATCATGCTAAATGCTGAGAACAGCGTTGCATTCGCACAGCGTGTTTCGCTCGTTTCTGAAGCTATGAAAGGTGAGACTGCCCGCAGTGGGGAGTCTGGGGTTCTTTTCGAGCAGAAAGTACAGCGTGCTGCTGCAGCCATTAATCCCTACTTTAAAAATTTAAGCCGACTGAGAAAGGTGCTTGCCAAGGATTTTGTAGACAATTTCAGCCATGTATACTCCGAGATGGACAGGGTTATACGGGTCAAGGAAAACGATGTATTTGCTGAAACGATTATGAATTTAAGCGTTGGCGCACAGGTCTTCAACGATGTGAGAAATCCATCGCTCTATGTAGAGCTTGATGAAGGTGAAAGCAATATCACCCAGAAGGAAGAGAACTTCAACCGTATGGTAGCCCTCGCTAATTTGATAGGCTCCATCAACCCGCAGCTCGTGGATATCAGGACACTTGTGGAGAATGCCCCCATCTCAGGCTCAGACAAATTTGTGGAATATATCGACCAGACTATGCAAATGCAGTCAGAAGCTGCACAGCGTCAGTCAGAGCTGGATTCAACCAAACAGACATTGGACAACATGAAGACCGAGCGTGGCATGGTGACCGATGAAGAGAAACTAAGGCTGGAAGCCCAGAAGATTGGGCAGGACAGGGCAAAACAGGGAGCTGAATAATGGCTGGTAGATACGAAAAGTACGCCAAGAAAAAGAAAAAGAAAAAACAGACCGCAAGAGAAAGTATGCCGCATGGTATGTATAAGGTTAAAGTAAAAAAGACAAGAGAAGAAAAATCCCCTAAATACAAAAAATATAAAAAAGTAAAATTACTTAGAAAAAAATCATAAGTGAAGTGGGTGAAAAAGTTAAAACAGCACGAAGTTATAATAGCACTATTATTGACGATAATGCTGTTATTAGCCTTAACCTCAAATGGCTGGGTCAGTTATGCGTTTTGGTCGGTATGCTTGTTTATGGGTATTGGCGTGTGGAAAGCAGACTTGGTGAACTTGAAGATAAGATGCTTGATGCTAATGAGCAAATTGGGGATTTACTTGATAAACATATCGTGGATGA